CCGAGAACAAAAGCCTTCAGACCGGGCGCAGCTCGCTCGAAATCCTCGGTGATCTACTGCCGGGGCATCGCTTCGAAATCGTGCCGAGGGTCGAGAACGTGCTCAACGGCATTCACGACACCCGCATGCGAATGCGCGGGCCGGTCTACTTCGACGCCGAGGGCTGCAAGGACGGGCTCGAAGCGCTGGAGCGCTATCGCAAGAAGTGGAACGAGACGCTCCAGGTGTTCACAAGCCAGCCGCTCCACGATCAGTACAGCAACTACGCCGACGCCTTCAGGCAGTGGGGCCAAGGTTTCAGGGTCTCGGCCGGCAAGCGCAGCCGGGCGTCAAAGCCGCGCTCGTGGCGTGCAGCGTGAAGCAAGGCCAAAGCTGGCCTAAGCCCTATCCTGCAACCCTGACAATCGACAGGCGTGCCCATCAATGATCCTACTCGGCGGCGAAACAGCATGGAAGGTCCGACGCGTCGGGCCGATGGTCCTCGCCTATCACTGGCACAATGGCAAGCCGGCCATGTTCGTCTATCCCGAGTCGAGGCAGACAGGCTACGGCGCCTTGTGCATCCCGCTTGAGTCCGCGCACCTGTGGGCCAAGAGCGACGGCTATCCGAACCTGGATCACGCTATCCCGACCGCGATGAAGGCCGCGCCGACGATGGGCGTTGCCGTCTCGAAACCCGGTGTGAAGATGATCGTGGATGCGGTCATGGAAGGTATCGAGGATCTCGTCAAGATGCCGCCCGAGCGACCGCAGCCGAAGGGCGAGACCATCGGCGAGCTGACCGTGATGGACGGCGGGCGCGTGACGAGCGAGCGCGAGATTACGGCGGATGAGATGGCATGACCGAGCAAGCCAGCAACGTCGTCCCGCTCGATCCGCACTGTGATCCGCGCATTGACACATTGACCGATGCGATCGAGAGCCTTATCAACGAGCGCGCAATCGGGATGCCGGTCGCAACCGTTATCGGCGCGCTCGAAATCGTCAAAGCGCTACTCATCATGCGGATGGATCTCGAATGATCCGCGACGACGGCATCACCTCCTCGCGCGCCAGTTCGCATGATCCGATCCCCGAGAGCGCCGAGCCCGAGCGCAAGCCTCGGCCGAAGCACAAACTCGACAGCACCAAGAGCAAGGCGCTGCTCTCGAAGCTGCGCGAATGGTACGAGCAGGAGGAGCAGAGGCAGGCGCACAATCGCTACCAGATGGCGCTCGACGAGGACTATTACGACGGGCTGCAATGGTCGGAGGAAGACGCGCAGGTTCTGATGGACCGCGGCCAAGCGCCGAGCGTCTACAACGAGATCAAGCCGGCTTTGGACTGGATGATCGGCACCGAGCGGCGCACGCGTGTGGACTACAAGGTCATGCCGAGGCGCAAGGAAGGCGCGGACGATGCCGAGACCAAGACGCAGATCCTGAAGTATCTGTCCGATGTCAACATGGAGCCGGTCGCGCGCTCCAAGGCGTTTGAGCAGGCCATCAAGGCCGGCCTCGGCTGGCTTGAGGTCGGCGTGAAGGGCGACGACAGCGACGAGCCGATCTACTACCGGGCGCAGTCGTGGCGCCACATGCTCTACGACAGCAACGCGACCGAGCCGGATCTGTCGGACGCGCGCTATGTCTTCCGTTGGCGCTACATCGATGCGGACATTGCCGAAGCCTACTTCCCGGACCGCAAGGACATCATCAAGCGCTCGGTGATGGACGGCAACCAAGTCGCGCTCGATGAGGATGACGAGATTTGGTACATGGGTGCGCGCGTCACCGAGCCGGGGCGCGACTACTCGTCTCCGGGTAAGTATCGGCCCTACGACGGGGCGGCGTTCGCGTGGTCACGGCGTGATCGCGTGAAGCTCATCGAAGCCTGGTATCGCGAGCCCAAGCGCGTGCAGGTCGACAGCGGCGAGGGCGACTCGTCGGCTTACGATCGGGTCGAGCTCTCCGTGCATTGCGCGATCTTCGCCGAGGCCGGGCTGCTCTACGCCTCCGAATCCCCCTACAACCACAACCGATTCCCCTTCGTCCCCGTGTGGGCCTACCGGCGCTCGCGCGACAACGCCCCCTATGGCGCCGTGCGCAACAGCCGCGACCCGCAGGACGGGGTGAACAAGCGCGCCTCGAAAGCGATCTGGATCCTCTCGACGAACCAGGTCGAGATGGAAGAAGGCGCGGTCGACGACATCGACGAGCTGCGCGAGGAGGCCGCGCGGCCCGACGGCGTGTTGGTGCGCAAGCGCGGGAAGGAGCTGAAGGTCCTGCGGGACAATCAGCTCGCCGAGCAGCACGTCATGTTGATGGAGAACGACCGGATGATGATCCGGCTCTCCTCGGGCGTCACCGACGAGAACCTTGGGCGCCAGACCAACGCGAGCAGTGGCAAGGCGATCGTCGCACGGCAGGACCAGGGCTCGGTGGTCACGACCGAACTGTTCGACAACCTTCGCTTCGCGGTTCAGTTGGCCGGCGAGATCGAGCTATCCCTGGTCGAGCAGTTCTACACCGACGAGCGCGTCATTCGCTTGGTCGGCGAGCGCGGGCAGATGAAGTTCGTCGAGATCAACGCGCGAGATCCGGCAACCGGGGCCATGCTCAATGACATCACGGCGACCAAGGCCGATTTCGTCGTCTCGCAGCAGGATTACCGCGACTCGCTGCGCATCGCGATGTTCGAGTCCATGTTCGATATCGTCGGCAGACTAGCGCAGATGGCGCCCGAGGTGGCGTTCAAGCTCTTGGACCTGGTGGTCGAGATGGCCGACGTGCCCAACCGCGACGAGATCGTCTCGCGCATTCGCCAGCTCAACGGCATGCGCGACCCGGACAGCGAGATGACACCGGAAGAGCAGATGCAGGCCCAGCAGCAGGCCGCGATGGAAGCGCAGCAGCAGCAGATGGCGATGGCCGGCGCACAGGCGCAGCTTGCCGAGCAGCAAGGCAAGGCCGCGAAGATGGAAGGCGACGCGATGACGAGCAAGCTCGGCGCAATGCGCACGGCGCTGGAAACGGCACACCTGGCCGCCTCGGCGCCCGGAGCGGCGGTCATGGCGGATGATCTGATGGCGAGTGCCGGCGGATGATGGAGCCTATCGTGATCGGGGATGCGACGCTGCACCTCGGCGATTGTCTCGACGTCATGCGTGGGATGCCGGACTGCTCTATCGATGCGATCGTGACGGATCCGCCTTATGCGCTGACCGCGAACAAGAAAGGCGGATCAGGCAAGGCGTCGCTGAACACGAAGAGCCCCGCTGGCCGCTCTCGCATCGGCACCGGCGGCGGATTCATGGGGAAGGCATGGGATTCCGCGCTTCCGACCGTGGCGGTCTGGGCCGAAGCCCTCCGCGTCGCAAAACCCGGCGCGCACCTGCTGGCCTTCGGCGGAACCCGCACCTTTCACCGGCTCGCGTGCGCGATCGAGGATGCGGGATGGGAGATCCGCGACACGGTGATGTGGGTCTATGGGTCTGGGTTTCCGAAATCGCTAAACCTTAGGGATGTTCGTCCAGGCTGGGGCACCGCCCTCAAACCCGCCTGGGAGCCGATCATCGTTGCGCGCAAGCCGCTGGAAGGCCCCGTCGCTGCGAATGTGCTCAAGCATGGGGTTGGTGGGTTGAATATTGATGGATGTCGGGTTGCGGCAGCGGCCGGGGACGAGGTTCTTACCTTCGAGCGAGAGGCTGGATCCCGCAGCCGCGATAACTACCGGACAGGAACAGTAGCGAAAGCAAAAGAGTCTGGGCTCGGAAGATTTCCGACCAATCTCATTCACGACGGGTCGGACGAGGTTGTGGGATTGTTTCCTGAGGCCAATAGCGCGCGAGCAAGCGGGAACCCGAACAATCCACGACACGGCAGTAAGGGGCGAGTCGCCACGAGCTACGACTGGAACCCGGAAAGAGAGAGCCACGATTACCGAGACACCGGCAGCGCCGCGCGTTTCTTCTACTGCGCCAAGGCCAGCCGGAGCGACCGCGGCGAGGGCAACACGCACCCGACGGTGAAGCCAACCACCCTCATGCGCTATCTGTGCCGCCTGGTGACGCCACCAAACGGCATCGTACTTGACCCCTTTATGGGATCAGGTTCGACCGGCAAAGCCGCAATGCTCGGAGGTTTCTGCTTCATCGGCATCGATCGCGAGGCCGAATACCTCGACATTGCTCGCGCCCGCATCGCCGCAGCCATTCCAGAGCCCGTATCAGAGCCCGAAGAGCAGCAGATGAGCCTCGCTATATAACTCGATTTAAGGAGACCAGCATGCCAACCAACCACAAAGCAATGCTATCTCAGCCTATGGCTGGCAAGACCGAAGGCGAGATCGTGGCCACGCGCAATGCCGCGATTGCTGCGCTTGAAAAAGCCGGCTATGAGATCGTGAACACGCTATTTACGGACGAATGGTACAACCCTTCGACGATGGTCGAGCGCGGTGTTGTGCAGATCCCGTTGGCGTTCCTCGCAAAATCCATCGAGAACATGGCCTTGTGTCATGCTGCATATTTCTGCAAGGGATGGGAGTCCGCGCGAGGATGCAAGATCGAACACGACGTCGCAAAAGCCTACGGGCTTGAGATTATCTACGAGCAAGAGGCTTAGCATGCCAACCAACCACGACGACCTCGGTCTATCCGACGAAGAACTTGAGGCCCTCGAAGACGAGGAGGAGCAGGACGCCCCCGAGCCGGAAGGCGATGACAACGAGGAGACGGCCGAAGGCGAGCCGGAAGGTGGAGCCGAAGGCGAGGCCGAAACTCCGGCGGAGCCTGAGCCCGCACCGCAAGCCGCAAAGCCCGAGTACAAGGAGTTCACTCCGCAGTGGCAGCCGGATCCGGTCGAGGACTACGACGCCAAGATGGCGGAGATCGCCGAGCGCAAGAAGGCGCTGCGCGTGCAGTATCAGGACGGCGACTTGGATCTCGACGGCTACGAGAGCGCGCGTGATGCGGTCGACCAGGAGGCCCTTGCGCTGCGCGAGGCCGCACTCAAGACACAGATCGCTACGGAGCAAGCCGAGCAAGCCCGCATGCAGCGCTGGCAATGGGAGATCGAGCGCTTCATGCAGGACGATGCGAACGCCATCTTCCGGGCCGACGCCGAGAACTCGCGCAACGCGCAGCTCGACGCTGCGGTGAAGGCGCTCGCTCAGATGCCCGAGCATGCCGGAAAGCCCGATCGGTTCTTCCTGGAGGAAGGGGCGCGGTGGGTGCGGGCACTGCACGGCGAGACGCCAGCCGCCACGCCGGCCAAACCTCCGGCCAAGCCCAAGCCGCGCGTCCCGCCGAACCTCGGCGACATGCCGGCGGCCGATGTGGCCGACGTTGGCGGGGATGAGTTCGCCAAGTACGACAAGCTCGAAGGCATGGATGTCGAGGCCGCTCTCGCGCGGATGACACCGGCCGAAGCCGATCGGTATCTCCGCGGGCATTGATGGCCACGCTCAAGGTCGACATCAGGGTCGGCGAGTCGATTCGAATCGAAGGATCCGGGTCGGCCCGCGTCACGTTGGCCGCAAAGTCCGGTCAGCGTGCGCGCTTCGAGATCGAGCGCGACGCGTCGATGCAGATTCACCTGCCTGACAAGTCCGCATCCTCGGATGTCGTTGCCTTGGGCATCAATCCGTTACGTCAAAAGCTGGCCTAGCACGTATAACGACAGCGTCAGATCGCGCGCAGCAGGTGCGCCTCTGGGACCCAAGCCCATAGGAGCACCATTGCATGAAGACCCTCGTCGGTGTCGGCGACGCGAAAGCCGTCAAGCGCTACTCCGCATTCCTGGCCGTCGATGTCGGCCGCAAGTCCTACTTCAACAAGAAGTTCATGGGTGTGGGCGAAGAGGCCCAAACCCCGATTCAGACCCTCCCGCACCTGGAGAACGACTCCGGGGATCAGATTAGCTACGACCTGGTCATGCAGCTCAAGATGCGCCCGATTCAGGGTGATGCGACGTTGCGCGGCAAGGAAGAGGATCTGAAGTTCTACACCGATTCGCTCTACATCGACCAGATTCGCGGCGGCGTGAACACCGGCGGCAAGATGTCGCGCAAGCGCACCGTCCATGACATGCGCAAGATCGCCCGCGTGCGGCAGTCCGAGTGGTGGGCGCGCCTGTTCGACGAGACGCTGTTCATGTACTTGAGCGGCGCGCGCGGCATCAACGAGGACTTTATCGAGGGCACGAGCTTCACCGGCTACGCCGGCAATTCGTTCGTCGCCCCGGACTCGATGCACCTGCTCTACGGCGGGGATGCGACCGCGAAGGCGGATCTCGACTCGGCCGACAAGTTCAGCCTCGCCTTGGTGGACAAGGCTGTTGCCCGCGCGTCCACGATGGGCGGCGGTACCGGCGGTATCCCCGAGATCCAGCCCTGCGAAATCGACGGCGAGCCGCATTTCGTCATCGTCATGCACCCGTGGCAGCTCTACGACCTGCGCACCAACACCAACACCGGTCAGTGGCTGGACATCCAGAAGGCCGCAGCAGGTGCCGAAGGCCGCAGCAACCCGATGTTCAAGGGTGGGCTCGGCATGTACAACAACGTCGTGCTGCATGAGCACAAGTCCGTGATTCGCTTTAGCGACTACGGCGCGTCCAGCCCGGCGACCGTCAAGGCGGCGCGTGCCCTGTTCATGGGCCGGCAGGCCGGCGTTGTGGCGTTCGGCTCCCCGGGCACCGGCCTGCGCTTCGGCTGGCACGAGGAGATGGAAGACCGCGGGAACCAGGTCGTCATCACCACGAGCTCGATCTTCGGCGTGAAGAAGACCGCGTTCACCATCGGCGGTACCTCGCGCGACTTCGGCATCATGGCGCTTGATACCGCCTGCGCCGATCCGACCGCTTAACCGAGCCCTCAGGAGACTCACATGGCAACTGTCCGCTCCCCTTGGGCGCTCGGCTCCAAGTCGATGCCCGTACCCAACGGCTCCGAGGTCGTCAATGTCCTCTTGGAGTGCCCTGTCACCGCAACGCAGACCGCGGCCGACGACATCTACCTCATGGGCGAGCTGCCCGAAGACTGCGCCCTGGTCGACGCCGTCTTTGCGGCGACCGACATCGATACGGATGGCACTCCGGCACATGCGATGTCGTTCGGTATCGTCAATGCGACCGAGAGCGATCTAACGACGACGCTTCAGGCATCGATCA